CCGGTCGTGGTTCCACCCGTTAACGTCGCCGTGGTGACTTGCGCAGCCTTGTCTTTAGCTAGCCATTTAGTGACGTTTCCATCTGCGTCTTTACCGCCCCACATTTTGAAATTCAGGTCGGTGTCGACGGTTGTTTCGATAGCTATTTGCTGATTACTGATTGCGCTTATTGCGTCCGCTATTCTGATGATTTTTCTGTTTTCAGTCATTTTAAAACCTTAATTCACGCTTATTGTGCAGCCTCGTGTGGTTAAATTCGTTACCGCAGCGTCGCTCGCTGCCGACCTTGCCGCGTTTGTTCCGTCGATTGTGATGGTTGAATTCTCAACACCGCTATCGTCCATATCAATCAGGCAGTTGTCCACCTCGGATTGAGTCCATGCACAATCCGAGCAATCAAAAACAATCCCGTTATACGGTTCCCAGTTAATCGGGTCGTCGTATGCAATCGCCGTACTACTCAAATTCAACGATGTAATATCTGTTATAATGGCAAACTCGGAGAGGTTGCCGGATACACCCATTGTGTTAGCGTCAAGCGTGTACATCTCCGCCAAGTCGAAATACATCTTCACTGAGTAGGACGCTGTATCTGCAAACTCATGTCCTATGGATTGACTAACTCCAGTCCCGTTGTACTCTGTAAATCCAGATGAATCACCCCAATCGATAGTAAGCTTCTCTCCAACTCCCAGTGTAGTAGTCGCCGAAAATGTAGTTACGCCGGAATGGGTAAACTCCACAACGTCAGGACCTATCCAAACTATCACAACATGAGCGGGTTTAATCGCGTTGTCGCCCTCTTCGAAAATACATTTCATCTGCTCTAGATTTCCATCTCCGGAAACCACCGTTATCACAATCGTACTATGTCCCCCCCTCGTTCCTCCTACCCTGTGAGCGTCTCCGCACCTCGTATCCCCTGCGGTTCCTGTTGTGTTGCGTCCACAGATTCTAGGTCCGACGGTCTCCGAGTCTGTAATTGTAATTACGAATCCCAACGTAGCTGCGTAATCTATCCACCATTGATTTGTAGTTGTGGAATATTCGTCGAATAGTTTCGCATGGGCTGCTCTCTGTCGGTCCATGACGCTCGGTAATGTATCGATACACTCACCAGGAAGGCCTAACACGCGTTCCCAGTCCTCTAAAAGCTGAACTGCTATACCTGGGTCGGACTCTGCGAGCAGGTCCCAAGCGTCGGTTTCTAGGCGCTCTAACTCGGCTGCAAATACCGACCAGAACCGACCGAACAGACTTCCCGAGGCGTCTGTCGATTGGGTATAGACGTCCTGCGTCTGGGTGCCAGAGTTGATATGGTCTTGCCAGATATCCGCGCCACCGATAACGTCCTGAATTATCTCCGAGAAAATAAGGGCATCCCATCCCCATATTAAACCGCGAGGCAATAATCCGCGAAGCATCGAACGATAGTCGTCTTCGTAGTACTTCTGATGGATTACAAATTGTTCAAATTCTTGAGCCATTATAAACTCGCAAATGTTGTCGAGCCGTAGCGCGCTGTGTCTGTTCCTGTGTTGACTATGTTAGCGATGGATATGGGAACTGAATCCTGTTCCATTGCGGTAATCTCAAAGTCGTTTAGACCTCCGGATATTATCGCTTGATTAATGTTTGTTATTTTTATCGTTCCACCCGGAGACGAAGTCGATAGAAACAACTCCTCTAAATTGGCTTCTACTAGAGTTTGATTAGCTGTTGTATTTGGCGAAATACTAATTTCGAAATCAATCACCACGTCGGTGATATTAAAATAATCCACAGCTGCGGGCTCTGGTTTAACCGAATCAACGTAGGTTTCAACAGCCGTCAAGATAGAACCGGAGACGGGCTCTAAATTCGAGTCTGCAACTCCTACCCCTACGGTGCCTGCTCCAGCCCAGTCCTCCGCTCCGAAACTCCACGCTTTACCCACTCCGTCTACCTCGAGAGCCCAACGCACGTAATCACCTAGAGTACCGCTGGATGGAGGATTCTGAAATCTCTGCAACAATCTAATTGTCAAGTCCTCATCGGTCTCCTCTGCTTGCCCGTCGTCGAATCCGCTTACCACAGTGACGGATGTATTGATGTCCACGTCTGGATAGACCAGCGTTAAGAAGTTGTCTTCCGTGTTTGAATCTTCTCCATCGTCGGTAGCGGTTACCGTGCCTGTCGCAGTCGTGAGAATACTAATCGTGAGTATCTCGTCTGTCGCGTATTGAAACCCATCTGAATTCTGGACAAGCGTTCCAGCTTCTATTACCTTCGAAACAGTTCCGACGAAGGTAACAGTTCCAGTAGTGAACGTCGCCGCTTTTCTCGGTAGACCTAAAATGTTTGCCCACCTATCGAGACCAATTGTCTCCGCAGTATCGACAAAGAGCTGCTTCGCCAACCATACTAAAAATCCGTACGAAAGATGAATCGCACCTGTGAAAACAAGATAGATAATTCCCAGTAGAGATACTCTCGGTATTTTCACTCCACTGGTTACGCGCGTCTCTCCGTCAGCTCTTATGCGTTCATAAATTTCTGTTAATGTAGGTCTGCTCCACGGCATTACTCAAGCCCTCCGGTTGTTTGAAATTTCCAATTGACAAAGAATTTAAAAAACACGCTATCGCCTGTTTTCTTTTTTATATTTACTAGCCAGTTGATTTGATTGACGTTCGCTCTAGTGGCCGTCGCTTCGATACTGTCCGCGATACCGTCTGTTACCATCCATTTCAGTGCGTCTTTTATGTATTGCTCGCTGGTTGTGAGAGTATCGTTGTCTATTTTAGAACGTCCCAATAGCCACAATTTTGAGCCAAGTGGAAGCTCTAAAAGTTCATCTCCCCAATATCCTCCGCGTGTATCGGTTCTATTGGGTAGCTTATCCTCTAGCGTCGCTCTCTGGTTCGAAAACAACGATATCAAAACAGCCGTCTCGAAGCCTGGGTCTCGATAGAGGTCGTATCCAGAGATTTTAATATTTGCGAACTCTAGTTTATCCGCCTGTGTCCCGTCGAAATAGAACTTAATATCTCCGGTCTGTGTGAGCGTCTCAGGCATTAGATACCTTTCACTTTCGTGGTCGGAGCGATAGCGCTCGCGAGCGTAGTCGCTGCGGCTGCGGCTGCATCACAGGCGTCCTTTGATCCTGTAATTGCCGCCTCTGTTCCCAATGATGTCCACGCCGTCGCAGCTAATCCAAAATAAGTGGTCCACGCTGTGTTAAACGCGCTGGTTATTTTAGCCAAGGGAACCACCCCAGCGTCCGCGCCTAAATTAATCATAGTTCCTACGACGTCTGTAATACCTCCCGCCTTGTGAAGAATGTAGTTGTTAAACATCGAATAGAAAACGGCCTCGCCTATCTGAAGCCCTGTGTATCTGCTGGTTCCGCCGTCTGTCTTTAGAATCACACCATGGTCTTTATTTCCACCGATGTAGGCAATTATAGACGGGCTGTTTGCAGGTGGATTGCTGCTAAATCCATAGTCCTGCATACGCTCTATTCCGTCTTGAACTTCTCCGTCGTTGGCGGTTAGCTTAACCAGTTGAACCTCGTCTGTATCGTCTGCGAGCAACAAGAGTCCCTTGCAAAACATCATCTGAAGTCGACCTGTTACTTTCTTTGCAAATGTCATGTGAGAGCCACCTCTTCCGTCGGATTAGATTTATAGACGTCTACGTTTTTCAAAACGAGCCTAGTCTTTCTTCCGCCTGATTCGTCGATGTGATAATCTACGGCTGTGATTAGTTGCTGCTCGTCCACTCCCCATCTGGGAACTTTGATATTGACTCTTTCGTTTACCGTCCATAGTCGTGTCTTCGCGCGTGTAATTGCGTTATGTTGAAACCATCCCTGGACAACTACGTTATAAAACGTGCCTCGTCCCGCTCTGACTTGGGCCTCCCAATTAACTCTCGATTGTAGGTTTCTATCGGTGGCTTTGTTTTCACTCATAAAAACCATCGGTCGATATCTATCGATAGCCAAGTCGGTTGCAACTGCTACCATCTGAGTAATACGACCGTCCCATGCTTTGCCTTTTCCGGATCGCTGTCCTCTGCAGAAATACTCTGAATATCTATCCGCCCAAGACGCTTCGCGCTCTACTTCTAGAACGTTATCTCCTACCACTAAGTCCTCGTCTGCCTTGACCGTTGTGTCGGCTGAATACGTCAACAGTAGATTCCCCTCGAAGTCGGTCAGCGGTAGGACAGCCTGACTTCTACACAATCTCTCGATAGCCTCGTAAGCAGTCTCTCCGTTTTGCAGGGTGAATTTATCTATCTCCTCGTCGATAATTAATTGAGATGTGTCAACCGTAATACCAAACGGCAAAACAATCGCCCGAATAATCTTGCTGAATTTAGCCTTCGTCCATGTATTCGAAGGAGCAATCGCCGCGCTATCTATCATATCGCATGTGATGTCTCTGCCCTGAATTGACATTTGTGTCGACTGGCCGGATAGCTTTAATTTCACTCCGTCTATATATCCGTTTATAAGCGGATAATTCGCTCCAAATAAATCCTCTTTAACAAATAGTTTCGTCGCTATTCCTTCTGTTATCTGATTCGTAGCAGAGCCCTGCTTGTCGACAAGTTCAACGGTAAAGCTGCCGCAAAAACTCTCCATAGTTCTTTGCACGGAGATGCTTTTCCACCCTGTAAAATCAGAGGTGCCTAGCTGCATTACAATATCGTCACTCATTAATTTTTACCTGTATCGGTTCACCCGAGGAAACAAATCCCGGATGTATTATTTTATTTCTATCGATTATGTCCTGCTCGTTGTCGAGGTTTCCGTAAATCTCGTTAGTTATTAAAAGCGTGTTTCTGGTTTCTGGTAACTCAAAGTCAACCAGCCTCGGAAGGTTTATAGAACGCTCGTCGAGGTCGTCGTTGATAGCCGACTTTGCATCTCTAAGTGTTTCGTAAATATCATCTGTTACAAAAGACGTTCCAGATATTTCGTCTATCAAATCAAACAACTTTATCTTTGCATCTTCCGCGTCTTGCTGAGACCCAAACGGAACCTGTGTTATCAGTCCAACTAGGGCACCTGTTGCGGTCATCTTCATAACCTGTTGAACTTGATATGCTGGATAGTCCGCGTCTTGACTAATATCGGTCGGCGTATCTACAAACGGAGTCGCTGTAGAGTCCACTATCTCATACAATTCTCTCATCTGTCGGTCTGCGTTGTCGGCTGTCGCGTTAAACAATAAACTAGAGCCTGGGTCTGTACCGAAGTTTATCAGGTCGTCAAAACTGCTCGCGATAAGACTCGCGTTCAAGGAAAGTGCAATTACTTTGCCCTGTAGATTTTCTAAAGAGCGCTTAAATTCAGCCTGTGTATTTGCGAGTTTCTTGGCTGCGTCCACTACCTGGAAAGCTTCGTTAATTGTATCGTTGACGTCTTCAAGAAACCTAACAGGAGTACTGACAATGTCGTATGCGTTCTCAAACCATGCCAAAATCTTTTCTAGCAAGCTTTTCTTGGCTGCGCGCGCGCGCGCGGCGGCGTTTGGATATATCTGCAATAAACCAATGTCACGAGATTCTTTAAACGTTAAATTAAATCGAGCGACGCGTCCTTCTTCTGTGGTTTCACTCTCTGAAAAATTCTCGCATACAACCTCGAATATTCCTAAATATGGATGATTCAGTATCCCCGGTTCGGACTTATCTTCAAGCGCGAAAATTAGATTGTCCCTAGCTTCGAAGTAATTATCATCGACGATGTACGCGGTTAAATCAAATGTGCGCTGGCTTCGTCCCAAGTCCTCAAATAGAACATCGTCCCTATCTGGGAACTCGTGGACCGCGTGACGTCTTCCGCTCGAATAGGTATGCGCTCGAATGAAGAACGGAACGCCTCTGAAGGAGGCTTGCTTATATCCTTTTATCCACGTAGAAGCCATTACAGCGTATCTCCTATCAAGTCGCCAGTGTCGGTCTTTTTGACATTGACGCCAGAAGAAGACTTCACGTCGACCATGACGCCTTTTGGCGTTTTTATTTCAACTTCTATTTTATCCTCTCTTCTTATTGTCACTGGAATTTCTGATGTAATCTCTCCATTGTTCAAGCCAAAAATGCTTTCAAGGGATTTATATCTTTCGTCTATCGCCTTCTCCATCTCCAATATGTTTCCAAAATCCTCCTCCATCATTGACATCTCGGCGCCTCCAGAGCCCCACAATTCCTCAGCTGACGCTATTTTGGGTTTCCCTATTTTGGATTTTTTTTGCAATTCTTCTAACTTCATCTGGTCGATATATTGTTTTTTGCTATATTGGACCATTCTCGGGATATCAAAACCGAATATATCTTGTCCGATTACTTCTAATCTCTCCGCACCACCGCCAGCCTTTGGTCGCCATCTTCTGCTATGCTTCCGGGCTTTAAGAATTTGCTTATCTATAGGAGCTACCAGTTCATTCCACTTTGGAATTATCCATTCGTCGATTTTTTCAAAAAGTCCTTTTTGTGATTCTTTCGTTTTATCCAATTCGCCTCTATAAAAAGCGAGAGCGTCGGGCATATCTTTATAGAAAACTTTTTGTGCTGGTTCGGAGGACTTACCTATCCCATCAATAGCCAGTGCCAAGCCACCCACGGCAAGCACGGCTAGCGCTATCGGTCCGCCTGCCGCTGCAAATGTAGCCATCGCGCCACCCATGCCAGCAGCACCGACGACGCCAATTACGGTCCCAGCCGCAGTCACGAGGGTGCCTAACACTATCAATAATGGGCCAACCGCCGCTATTATTGCAGCAACTTGAACTATTGTCTTTTTCATCTCTGGACTCAAGTTAGATATTTTCTGAAACAATTTAGTAAACTCTTCCGCCAAGTCTGCCAAGGTGTCTAATAATCCACTCTCGGCAAATGAAATGGCTACACCTTCAAGCGCAGATGTGAAACGTTTAAACGCGCCAGTCGCTCCCCCTGTCATGATGTCGACCATCTTTTGAGCGTTGCCTGGTTTCAAATCACCCATCGTTTTCGACAACCTCGTGAATGTAGAATCCAATGCCATCGCGTCTCTGATTAGAGGTGACGCTGCCCTCTTTCCTCTAATGCCGAATATTTCGCTGACTACTTTGAGCCGTTGGCCTTCGCCTAACTTTGACATCCCTCCCGCTAACTGGCCCAATGTTTCACTTAATTTTTTAATCTTTCCGGTGTTTGGATCTATTACCTCGACGCCCATTTTTTTAAGGAGTTTTTTGGCTCTACCTACAGGTTTTATCAGGCTATCCATCATTCTAGCCATGGTAGTTCCAGCCATGCTGCCTTGTATTCCCATGTTGCCTAGAAAACCCGCTGCAGCTGCAGTGTCCTCTAATGACATTCCGTAGTCACGCGCGACCGTACCAGACATTTTCATTGTCTCGGCAAGCATTTCCATATCGACGTTTGTACCGGACACTATAGTCGCAAATAAATCAGAGACGCGCCCAGATTCAGTCGTATCGAGCCCAAATTGCTGCATAACGTTCGACATAATATCAGCAGTTTGAATCAAATCCGTGCTCGTCGCAGTAGATAAGGCCAGCACGCCAGGCAAAGCGGTGAATACTTGCAAGGAATCCCATCCAGCCATCGCGAGTTTTTCTTGCGCGCCCGCGACTTCCCGCGCGGTATGGACAGTTGTTTTGCCTAATTCTTTTGCCTGAGTCCTGAGCTCGGCAATTGACTTGCCGGTGATGGTGACCTTCGCCTCAACTTTCCTCATCATAAAATCGAAGTCTGCTCCAACCTTCGCCGCTGCTCCTCCTGCCAATAGTATTGGCATCGTAACGTTTCTGGTCATGCTTCGACCAGCGGACGAAAGACCACGGCCAACACGCATAATGTTCTTCGTTATATGCTTGAATTTCTTAGTAAACCGATCATCGCCGATGATCGGAATTCTAATTGGAGGAGTCGATGGCATCGTTAATCGCCTTTACTTAAAATCGCGCTCAGCTGCTTGCGTCCAGAATAAGAATTCTTTCAACGTGAACTTATAGATTGTGTTGACCGGCGACCACCTATATCGAGCAGCCATTAACCTGATGCTGTATCGCCAGTTTTCACATCTTCGGTGCCAATGCCCAAAAAATAGTTTGCTATCTCCATACATTTTCTAGCGTCAGCCGGTCGAAGTTTCTTTACAACTTCTTTAGTTTGGCCCGTCATGCCGGAAATCATCGGTATCATGTGACCTATTTTCATGCCATCGCCTGCCGGAATATGTACCCACATCCCGAGCTCTAATTCGTTTTGAAACACGAACTCAGTGAAGGTCTTTTTTCCATACTCAAACGGTGCCTCTAGAACAACCGTATAAGGCAAAATATAATGTTCTTCCTGGTCTTTAGGAGCTGCGTTTTCCTCGTTAGAAAAAACATTTTCCTTGTCGTCGTCGAATTCTAATTCGTCTTTTTTGTCCTTCATTTTACACTCCGTTTATCTTCTGTTAGGCTGGAACCTCAGTTCCAGAACGTCCTTCGAATTTTACGGGGATTTGACCTTCCTCTGTGGTCATATCACCCTCGAGCGCATAGAACGCGTCCTCCACCATAGCCGTCTTTCCGTTCGACAATTTGAGTGTTACAGTACCGTCTGTGAAATTTAGAATATCATTTATGATATCCAAGTCTGTATCGTCTCGAATTGCCCCTGAGATAGAAGCTACCTGCGGAGTCTCCTTGTATCCATGTACTCTATCGGCGCCAACGAGCGCCTCTCTTTTGGGCTGTCCATAATTAACAGTAAAGTCACCGACTGCGTCCATCACTTTACCATTAGTTTGGAGAGTAATTATTCCACCTCTTCTAGACATGTTATCCCTCCGATGCTTCTAGTTGAAACTGCATAATGCCGGATCCAACTATGAACTGATTAATGAGGTCTGGAGGCAATAAGAAGTCGAGTCTATTAGGATTCGACTCGTTTCGCTCGACAACAATCTGCTTTTTAAACAGATCCAAGTTCTCGACTTTGCCTTCTCGCTCTTGTGTTTTGAACCATGCAATTGATTCTGCCTTGCCAACGTCGGGAGTCATTACCTGCTGTCCAGCTTTGATAACGTCGGCGTTGTTCGCAAGCTTCGCACGTGGATACTTACTCAGAATCCATTGTACCCATGTGTATCTCAAATCCATCAGCACAAAAACCGTGTTTTGAAATTGATACGCGGTATCGGAAGCGCCTGCACTGTTTTTTAGATACATAGTAACCGTTGATTCGGTCTGCACTCCGTTTGTGTCGGTGATGGTCGCGATAGATGCGATTGCGAGTTGATTTCGCTCGACGGTGGTCCACCTGTCGTCTTCAGAGACTGTCTTTAGTCCAGACAATGTCATACGATGGAGAGGTACCGCAGTATCGCTCTGGATACTCTCTGCGGTTCTACCTACGACCGCAGCGGATAACTCGTAAGTCGACTCGAGACGGTTATACGAAGGAAGCAATACTACGTATTGATTGTTTCTATCCGTGCTGGTACCGAACGTAATCATATTCGCGCGCGTGTCTCGCTTCGCAGAATACCAAACACCGTCTTTCATTACCAATGGCCCAGTCTGAACGAGGGCAAAGTCCTCAATCAAATCTAAGTTTGTGGTGTCGTTGTACGGATGCGCAATGATGTTGAACCAAGTATCTCCAATTACGTCGAGAACGTCCTGTACATCGGGATCTCCGGTGCCAGGGGTAATTGCGTTGATGGTAACTGTGATTCCAGAAATGTCCGCCTCGCCTGCGTTGTAATTTTTTCGAATATCCAAATCACCTGCGTTGACACCCTTGTTCTTCGCGGTAAACGTCAACGTCGGCGTCGCGTATGCAACGGTCACAGGTAGGTCGACTTCTGCGTTTACAGCTACAACTATCGCAGCTGCTACCTCGTCGAACGTGTCTCCAACTGCGACGGAAGTCGCAACCCTATCACCTGCGATGTAAAGCACCACTTCGCCTGCTGTCGCTGCGGTAGTTCCTCCCATTGTGATAGTCGTGGTCGCTGCAGCGGAACCACCTGCGTCGGCCTGCATGATAATGTAAGTGGTTGTGACGTTGTTATTTAAAAAATACTTAATTGCCATTCTGTGAATTTGAGAACCAAATCCACCGTAATCTGCAACTTCGTCGGCGCTAGTAACTAAGTATTTTGTGTCCACCGCCCCCGTTCCAGATGCAGTCATCTGCCCCACAAGGAGCGCTGTGACCGGCATAGTCGCCGGTCCACTAAATGCTCGGCTTGCGTCGAATTCTACTCCGACGAAAGGAACAATAATATTTGAGGGAACTCCGGTAGCCATTTAGCCCTCCTTCT